ATATCTAGTTTTGAAACCAATTTTTGGTTGGAAACTGTTCTCACCAACTGCTCTCACCATTTGTAGTGGAACATATGGGCAATAGAACATACCAGCGTCATAAGGTGAAGTACCTTTATAACCTACAACATAGTATTGAGCAGCAGTATTGTTTGACGCATATGGGTCAATATATACTTTGTATCTGCCGTTTAGAGTACCAGCAAAAGTATTACCAGTATCATCTACATTGAGATTATTGTTAAGAGCAGGAGCGTAATCTAATACACCCGCCATTTGTAGAGCAGAAGCAACATCAGAAGAACAAATAATGATATTACCTTTTCCTCTTCTTGTTTCTTGTGCGATTACATTAGCGTCTCTCTCAACTTGGAACATTAACCCTTTGAACTTCTCAACTGACCAACGACCGTTTGAATCTGTGTCAAGGTCAAAAGTACCTGAAGTTGTTGTGTTAATGTTAGCACCTTTTTTCGCTTTTTCGTAAATTGTTCTTACTACTTCTCTGTTGATCTCTGCAAGGATCTCAGCAGACAAGATGTTTGCTAATTCAGTTTCAGCGTCTAAACCGTGGATTGCTTTTAAGTCTTGAGCAAGTTCCATTGTGTATTCTGCTTTTAACTGTCTAGTTTTAGCAGTCACAGTAGATTTCTCAATACTGAAAGCCATCTCAGCGAAAGATGAACTTGCTTCAGCAGTTGCTGTTGCAATACCAGTACCAGCGGTTACACTAGTAGTAGTATCGTTCATTAACCCTGGATTTAGGGACGCACTATGTGTACCAGTTCCAGAGAAATCTGAATCTGCTTCGTTGAATAGTGCTTCTGTGCCTGAGTTTGAAGTAAATCTGGACTTCATTGCAAAGATAAGACCAGTTGGTCCTGTCATTGGTTGAACGCCACAGATGTCGTATGCGATAAGATTTGGCATCGCTCTTCTTACAAGTGAGATTAGGATTGGATCCCAATTCGCAACAGCAGCGTCACCTGTTATGTTTGCAATCTCACCCAAGAATGCTTTGTCTTCTTTCGCAGCCTTTTCTTGGTTTTCAAGAATAACGGAAGTCACGGCTCTTTTGTAAGGGTTATCTATTTTTGGTAGATCCGCATGCTCAAGTACCGGAGCCCATTTTTCCTGTAAGTTTTGTGAATTAAACATTATGTTTATCTCTCCTTATAGTTATTAATTTCCGTAGATATCTCTACTTTTTCCCCTACTGATTGCAGCCGTATAGCGTGCCATTGAATCTGACAAATCTGCTACTATGTTACCATCATTGGAATCTTGGTTTACTGTATCAACATTTTCTGTTGATTCTGGTGCTTTTGCTTGACCAAAATAACTTTCTTTAATTGTTGAAAGTTTTTTCTTATATGCGTCTGCACCTTCGAATGCTACATCTTCTACTAAAGATTTCATCTTTTCTTTTTCAGTATCAGCCATTCCTTCTACTGCTTCTTCAAAGATTTCGTCTTTTGTGTAACCTTCGATTAACTTTTTGTCTTCGATAGACTTCTCTGTCATTTCATTGACTTTAGATTTCATATCTTCCAGTTCTTTTTCTTTTGCTTCTAGAACATCATACTTTTCATCTGGAACATCAATGTAATGATCTTCGAATAGTTGTTTTAGACCTCCGATAAAGTCTTCAGCGATTTCTCCCTTAATACCTTTTTCGATTGCTAATTCGTTGTCAGTCATCCATTGTTCTACAACATAGTTTAGATAATTGTCAACTTTAACTGTTAAGTCTTCTTTAACTTGTTCTTTTGCTTCAGTCATTTCACTTTCGTATTCACCCTCTAATCTTACGATTTCAGATTTTACTTTTGACTTGACTGCTGCTTCAAAGATAGTTGCTGCTTTAGTCTTAAACTCTTCCGATAATGAATCATCACCAGAAACAAGAGCGTTAACATCATCTGAAACATCAATAGATTTTACTCTATTTTCTACTGCTTCTTTGTTAACTTTCTTATCTTCTGCTTCTTCTTCTTTATCGTGACTGTCTTCATCATGATTTTTCATTGCTGACATCATTTTGTTATATGAAGCAGCAATATCTGCTTTCTTCATTTTACTCATTTCGTCATACATTGCTTGAATCATACCAGACTTAGTTTTAGGCATTTCTGCTTCTTTAACTATCTCTTTATCGTCTTCCGCTTCATTACCTTCTGCTTTCATGTGCTTATCAGCAGCAAGTTTTTGCATAGGTTCTGGTGCAGCGGCACCTTTCGTAGGCGCTGAAGTGTCTTTTTTCATCTTTTTGGAAGCAACATCAGTTGGTGAAGATTTTGCGTCAGGACTAACTACTGCTGCCCCACCGTCTTCTTTTTCACCATCAACTTTAGCCATAGGATCTGCTTTACCTGCACCTTTAGTAGGTGCGTTAGCGACTTCTTCAACTCCCTGAGGAGTTTCAACGATATCATTTTCGTTTTTGATTTCGTCTGTCATTTGTGTATCTCTCCTAATTTGATATCAAATTTTTGCGTATAACTATTTATTATTTTGTTAGTTTTCGCATAAAGTTTTCAAAAGCATGTGCCTCTGTTTTTGCTTTACGCTGTCTAGTTTCACGCTCAATTTGTTCTTGGATTTCAGAAACATCTTGTTCTTTAATGATTCCGTTGTCCCAAACCCATTCTTTACCTTCCATTACGCCATTGACGAATGCTTGAGGTGCTGAAGGATCTGCGACAATGTCAGCGGCAGTCGCTAAGTAAAAGTCTGATTTTACATAATTTGTGCCACCTTTATTCTCTAGAGTACCCATGCCTCTAGAAGAAACTCCTAGTTGTGCGCCCTCGTCTATTAAAGACTTGACGATTTTACCGTAAGGTGTATCAGTAATCTTTGCTTCACCTATATAATTACCTTTATTATCAGGTTCTAATCTAGTGATTATATGTGATACTCTCTCTAAGTTTACAGTCGGTCCATCAGGATGTCCTAACTCACCAAATGCTCTCTTACGATCTATAAATTCTTTTCTATAACGACCAACTTCTTTGTCTAGAACTTCCATAGGGTAAACACGACCATTTCTGTTTTTGATGTTCGCTTGCATAAAAATACCACGAATGTAGTGTTTTTTACTGCCATCACCCTTGTCCTCAACAATGTATTGACAATCGTTGATTTCTTCTCTTATTAGTTTCATTTAACTGTCCCCTATGCGTATTGTATTATTTATCTTACCTAACTTCTAAAATGACAGTATAACTGTCACCTGATACGAAATTATGCGTACTAAACAATATGTCTCCTGTTGGCGATGTAGCATTATTTGCTATCTGTATCGCCGGTGTTTGTAAATCTATTGTGCCTGAACCACCTAAAAACAATGCTGACGCATTAGTTGTTCCGTCAAATAAGATTTCAACGGACCCCTTTGGATCCGTTGTATTGATACTATAAATTACTCTTGCAATCTTTGTGCTTGATGACGCATGATTTAATGCACTTGCGTCAACCTTTGTCACAAGACTTTCTCCTGTGCCATCACTTTTGTTTGTGAACTTCATAACGGTTTTAGAACCGCTCACATCAGATATTGTTTGACTTGTTACCGTATCAGCCATTATCTTGTTTGTCCTGAAGCGTCATAACCTTTTGATTTAGTGACTTCAATTATAAATGTACCGGTCACAGCACTTGAGTTAGTTATCTTTATATCACCAGTCACACCAGAACTTTCTGGATTTGTGATTAGTGGTTGTTTGCCGTGAAACCCATATTCACCAGTACCGTGTACTGATATTGCGTGATCATCTGAAGTTGCGTCAAATAAAAATGCTACATCTGATGTTGCTGCTGTTGTATTCCATTTAATACTTCTTATGTGTAGTGTTGGGTTAGACGAATGCCCTCTTAATGCACTTGCGTCTACAACTGTTACCGCACTATTTGTATCATTATTAATTTCGAACATTCTTACTGTTCTAGTCGCACTATCGACTAAGTTTCTTGCGTTTACTATTGCCATTTTTACTCTCCTTTATATGGTTAGACCTGTTT